CACCTTCAATTACTTCATACCTTTTGTTTAACTTGAGTTGTTTTAGATGATTGTTATATAGAATACATCCACGTACATGCATTGGACAACCTTTCTTATAGGTACCTTTGACAATATACTTACCGATATTATCAGTACCTGAGTTGCGACCAATATCTTCAGGTGGTAACTTTCTGAACTCTTGACGGAACTCTTCAATAAAGTCCTGCATGGCTGTTTCGCCTTCGTTCATAATAACCTTAAACGATTTCTTTAGCTTTTCGCGACATACTTCAGGAGTTGACGAACGAACAGACTCAAGGCCTGTAACAGAAATCTTAGGCTCTTCGTAATGAACACCTTCAGAGTTTAACGTATTCATAATGTAACGCTTCTTAGCAATGAATACAGATTTATCAGTAATCTTTTCGCGTTTCATACCCATAGCTTGGCGATATGCGCCCATCTTTTTCGCTAGATCTTCATAGCCTGCTTCAATAACTGGCTCAATCTTCATTTGGCAAACTTTATCTAAGAATGCTTCGCCTCTTTTGCGGTCAATATCAACAGTACCAAACGAAGACTTAACAATAGGAGCCATGTCAACATAAATTGAGTCGGTGTCAATATATACAATATAGTCTTGGTTATCTGTCTTGAGGATCTTGTTCATATAATCATTAACAGACTTTTGAGCATATCGGATTGATAATTGACCTGACGTTGTAATTGCTTCAGCCATATCGTTAATATAATATAAAAAGTAGATATTTGCCATTGCGCCATATAACGAGTTCATACTAATTTTGATAGCCATCTGAGCATTGTGTAGCTGATTTGCTTTTCGTTTTAGTTGGTCTTTTTGAGCTGGGTCAGTTGCGTTTTCAAGATCTTGCTCAACCTTCAACATTTCTTGTTTGATGATCTTACGATTACCATAATATTCATCAATGATTTCAGGAATGATACCGAGATGATTATTTGTAAAACAAGCACCGTTGGCTGCAACCGACATGTCAGTTCTTTGGCTTTGATACTTACCGCTCAATACCATATCTTGTGATACGTTTTCACGTTCATCTTCAAGATATGTTTCGGGCGACATATTATATTGTAACATCAAGTGAGGATACAGCGAGTTCAAGTCAAACGATACAATCCAAGGATGCATACCAACTTTAGGATCTTTAACATATCCGCCAACCAATTCGCCAGCCCTTTGTCCTGGGCCACCTTTGATTGGAGGGATACGATTTTCTTTAATCAGTTTACGGTATAGGGTTGTTTCCCATATACCCACAGTACCGAAAGCATCGCCGTAGTTGACTCCACCACCGTATGCAACAGTCATTACCAACTGAAGCAAACTTGTTTCATCTTCAAATCTTTGGATCAACCATGTATCTTTAAGGTTATAGTCAAGATACAGTTGTGGATTTTGTTCATATAAGTTTGTAAGGTTGCCATACTCAGAATAGTCCATCTTCTTTTCACCAAGAATAACGTGAGCAATGTGGTCAAGTTTCCACGACTCCTGAGGACCATACTTATAGCCAAACTTTTTAAACGCATCCATATAGTCAATCACGGCGATGCCACCGATGCGGTATGAACCCTGATCTTTACCGAAGAACTCACGGGAATATGGACGAACAGAACGCCAAGGAGACAGTTCTTTAATACGTTCTTCACCTAACAGGTTTTTCATACGCGTTATAATATATTGAATGTCAAAGAATTCAACGTTCCAACCTGTAACAATATCAGGATAGTCGTTTACCCAAATCTGCAAGAACCTGCGAAGCAATGCCTCTTCGGTATCAAACTTCATGAATTGAATATCATCTTGAGGAATATCAGTCAGAGTCTTTGTCTTATCATAATCTTTACGGCCAAGCAAATGGTAAGTATCAGATTTAGAAGACTTGATTGCAATTGATGTAATTTCTTTATCAGCAAAATCCATATCAGGATAGCCGTCCGAAACATCAACCTCGATGTCAAAAGATACAATGTTAATCAACGATGGATCAAATTTGATTTCATCAGGATATTTTTCTTGGATGAATTGCGATACGTAATTTGTGTTACCACATATTTCAATACCATGAACACCTTTATATTGCTCGGTAAATTCTTTAGCATCTTTCATACTATCAAATTTCTTAGCGGCAATTGGTTTTTTGGTAAATAAAGATTGGTATTGCGATTCTTGTTTCTGCGTTGTCAAAAACAGAGTTGGCTCGTACTTGACTTTGCGTTCAAATCTACGGCCGTTGTCGTATCCTCGCCACAAGATTGTATTACCAAATCTTTCAACCGATGTATAAAAGTTAGACATGTTTATCCTTTAGGTTATCTCTGATTAACATAATACCACTTAATGTTCAATTTGTCAACCATTATTTGTGAGATACATCATAAAACCTGAACCCCACCCAATTGGCCATTCGCCAGTCAACCATTCATCGTCATACGCCTTTTGCTTATGCTTAGGATCAAGATATCTAATCTTACCATTATATTTAGAGAGTAAATTGTCTCTGATCCACATGAATTGTTTAGGAGCATCTTCAAATACATCAAGATGCCATTCAACTGCAATATGCTGAACATTGTTAGATAGGAAGTCCCAATTCTTTTCAGTAAAGATACTGTATTCTCCACCTTCAATGTCAATCTTTAAGTAGTCAATATGTTTTATGTCGTGTTTATATAGAAATTCTGAAAAAGCCATTGTCTTGGCGTTAGAATCATTAAATGAGTTTAAGGTATGATCTTTTTTAGTTCCAATGAATGCATGCTCAGGTATAACAGAACCAGGATGTTCAACTAAATGCGATAGCGCGTTTTTCATAGTTGTGGACAGTAGATCAATGCTAGGCTCTACTGAATATACCTTAGAGGCTCCTAAGTCCAAGGCGCGACACGTAAACATACCGATGCAAGCGCCAAGGTCAACTACAATATCGCCAGCCTTAACAGGTACCCACCAATCGTATGTTTCTTTATGAAAGAATTCTTTAAACATTGTCTCGAGGGTTTCAAGATCATTAAGTCCTTCGGTAGACATTGAGTTATTTAACAAAGTCAAGCTGTAACCTCACTAAAGTTTTTAACTTTTTGGAAACGAATATGACTATCAAACTTGTCTCCAAACTGATGGCCACGATGGCTAATAACAAATATGTTATCATCAGCGTTTAGATTATGTAATGTGTCAATAAGATTTTCAATACCGACTGAGTCGAGAGCACCATCCAACGTTTCGTCAAGTAGCAATAAATTGGTAGAAACAGAATTTCTTAATTTCGCAACAGAACGCCAAGCCAACATAATTGACAACGTGATCCTGAGCTTTTCGCCTTCACTGAACGATGCGTAAGAAAACGCGTCACGGAACCTTGACTTAATTACTTCGTTAAAGTTTTCGTCAAGTTGGAAGTCAACAAACAAGTCAAACGCGCCAAGGTACTTATTGATTAGTTTATTCATAACAGGAATGTATTGGCGAATGATTTTTGCTTTGATACCGCCATCTCTCAACATTGTTTGCACAACGCTAATAACTTCCTTTTGATTAAACAGATCTTGCTGTTTTATTTCAAAGTCTTTTAATTTTGTACTTAACTCTTCGAGCTTTGATGTATCAACTGCTTCAACCTGTTCTTCAGCTTTTGTCAATTCATTCTTATATGAGTTCAAAGCATTCATAGATACCTTAATAGTTGCACGATGGTCGCCAATAGTCAAATTAAGTTCAGAAATTTGATCCTCAACATTTGATATTTCTTCAACTCTAGTTTCGTAGCCTTTTATCTTTTCCAATAACTGTTCAAGACCGCCGTCAAGTTCGCCAATCTTTTTACCTTTATCAGTAATAATAGTTTCTTTGAAATCGTGTTCAATACCTTGTTTACATGTAGGACAGTTATCGTGATTGTTATAGAAAGAAAGCTCATCATGATGGCCACGAAGTTTAATAGCTAATTCTTGTTTTAATTTCTTTGCTTTGTCAATCTTTGCTTTGACTGATTGCTTATCTGTAATAGTTTTAACCAGTTCTTCAATATTTGTTTGAAGCTGTTCTATTGCTTCTTTTTCTTCTTCAACCTTAACCAAATGGCCTGACATTTTTTCACGTACTTTTTCAACTTCATCTTCACGGATCTTGCGGATTGAAGCGTTGTGCTCCTTTGCAGAATCGAGCTTTTGCTCTGTAAGATCCATTTGATAACCGGTCTCGGCAATGTTATCTTTATTAATTGATACACGATCTTTTAGCAAAGTATTCATTGTACTAAAGACTTGTATATCCAACAGATCTTCAATGATATCACGACGTGTATGAGCAGGCAATTCCATGAACGGAACGTAAGTTGCACTACCTAACACAACGATTTGATTAAATGATTTATAATTTAAGTTGAGAATGTTTTGCTCAAGATACGATTGGTAATCTCGAGACGCAGCGTCCTGATTTATGACTTCACCGTTTTTCCATATTTCAAAGACTACAGGCTTAATGCCACGGCGAACCATATATTTGTTTTGACCAATTTGAAACTCTATTTCAACAAGAGTGTCTCGGCCATTAATACTGTTAATAAGTTGGTTCTTATTAATTTTACGAAATGCTTTACCGTATAAACCAAAAACGATAGCGTCCAACAATGTTGACTTACCACTACCATTTGTACCGCTGATTAAAGTTGTTCTGTTATTATTAAGCGGGATTGTCGTCCAAGAGTTACCAGACGATAGTAAATTTTTATAACGAACAGTTTTAAATTCAATCTTCATGCAACCTGCTGTGCCTCAATATATAAATCATCAATTAGCATTTTAATATCTTTCCTATCAACCTTTGTGTCAAGAGAGTCAATATAACTATGTAGGATTTCTTTTGTATCCTTTGTTTCATCAAGGATATCTTCAACCCCTTCTGACTCTAAATTAAGACTGTCCTCAATAGCTTTAACATCAGCGGCGCCTGCATCAGTTAATTTATTAATGAACAAGTCATATATGTATGGATTGGAACGTTCTTTCACAATCACTTTAATATATGCATCTTTGATATTATCAGTATCCAAGGATGCAATTTCTTCAATAGTCATATCGGTATCGTCGTAGTCTATCTTATGATAGATTTGAAACGGATTTAAGATCCATTCCAATCCACGCGTTTCAGTATCAAGTATACGGAAACCACGACGTCCTTCGTAATCGGACCAAGTCATTTCATACGGAGCGCCAAGGTACTTAATATTGCCATACTCTGAAGGATGGTGAAAGTGTCCTGAGTAAACTTGCTCAAAATGAGTGAACACGTCTTTTTGTAAACCGTGGTCGTTAATCGCACCTTTCAACATTTCAAAACCTTGGATAGCAAAGTGGCCCATACAAATGTTTGCAGTTGAGTTTTTTATTACCGTAAGACTTTTTTCCATATTATCTTTTGTAAGCCATGGAACCATAATAACACTAGTTGACCCAAATGTCAACTCAATTGGATTGTCTTGATAAATGTTGAAGTTTGAATACTCTTGAAGCAACAGGTTCATTGAGTTAACTTCGTTGGTGTTTGTATAATATACAGAATGGTTTCCAACAATTGCATGGTACTCAATGTCACGTTTTGACAATTCGTCAAAGAACATTTTCTTAGCTCTTGCGAGTGTAACATAGTTAACATACTTACGACGGTCAAAAGTATCGCCGAGGTCAAGTACAGTCTTAATACCATGTTCGTCTAAATATGGGAAAAATATTTTGCTAAAAAACTTTTCTTGATGATCCAAGAATACTTTAGAGTCACCCCGTACACCGAGATGCATATCTGTAATAATTGCTATTTTCATTACCAAAATCCTAATGTTTTACCATTGCCACCTATAATCATAAAGCAAGTAACAATATGTAGTACTATCCAAAATGTCCTAAACCAAAGAGCTTTTATAACATCCTTTTGAGTAATCGGAAGGTTCTCAGGTTTATCGTCATCGTTCAATCCTATTGGCATTCCAACAGTTCTTGCCCAAAGTCTAAGCCATTTGCGTTGTCCGCTCACTTTTTCTTCTCTTTATCTCTAGTTAGTTTGTCCTCAAAGTCTTGAACAAACGCATTCATATAATCAGCATTAGTATTAAGATTGAGAACTACTTCATCACCGGCATAAGTTCCGCCAGTTGCAATCATGCTTTGTGAAGATTTAAAACGAATATACATTTGCTTCTTTTCCTTTTGAATACGTCGTAGGAACGCGTACCAAATAATTTGAGTAAAGTATGCAAATGGGTTTTGAGATTTCTCAGGGTTAAAGTTATTGATATACTGAAGACAGTTTTCAATTCCGTCTGATATCATATCTTCTTTGTAGGAATACCCACTAAAGTTTGGTTTTGTTGCGAGTCTTGTAGCAATTTGATAAATGCACTTACCAATGTAGTCAGGCACTCGAGGCGTTATCTCGCCTTGGTCTTCTGCTTCTACGCAAGCTTTCTTGTAATTGATTAAAGCTTCCAGCAGATCTTTGTTGTTTACGTAATTCCGTTTGCGAGGTTTCGCCATGGACGGTGTCCTCCTTTATTGTAGGGTATGTTAATATAGTATCTTAAAAAGACTAATATGTCAACTACTTTTTTTTTCTTTTTTTATGAAAATATTGGTTGACATACTCTGGATACTGTGTATAATAGACTTATGTCTCTATAAACAATAATTAGATGTTAACTGTATATATCTTATATGGAAACTGTTCAGACCCATAGATTTCAATACGTTTGCGAAAATGTTTGAGAGTATAGTTTTCAAACGATCCTACTGACAGGTCGTCCGTGATATCATATAGAGTAGCTTTGTCGGCGTCGTTACCTTTTCGAAGAGTACGTCCTATTGACTGAAGTACTTTGATTTCAGATTTGGAACCAGACGCAAAGATCACGTTA